TATGGATATTATAAATTTTTTATTGAATGTGAAAAATTTAGATATTAATTATAGTGTATCTAATGCAGTTCTTAAGTACCCTAAAACTGCATTAGATGCAGTGAATAAAAAATTAGAAGATTTTGAAGATGTTGAAAAGAATCAGGTTACGCATAAAAAACTATATAAAGGTTTATTATCAATAAAAAAAGAAATAATAAACAAAGGTGGAAAGACGGGCGAAGAATTAACAATCAAACCAAGTAACAAACAATTCACAAATGATAGCAAATTTATTGAAAAATTTGAATATATTGAAAGAGTATTTGAAGGTGAAGACGATGAAGATGAATACGATGAAGACGGTGAACAATATGAAGATCATGAAGATGATATAATAAGACATAATTTATCAATTATAACAATTCCCAAAGGAACTGTTCTATTTCGTAAAAGTAAGGATTTAAATAGTGATTATTGTGGTTGTCGTAATAAAGAAAACCCTGCGAATTATGATGTCCCAACTGACCTTAATGTTTTCTTTTATTTTTATCCATATTATAGTGATATTATAGATGCTACAGACGACTTCTGGACAAATAAAATGTTTATTCTTACTCAAGATATCAAATTATTAAATTTAACTTATCCGTCTAGCATTAATAGAAGAGATAGACACAATACAACGTATAACAATATATTTGTATCTTGTCGTACACATGACCCTTGTTTTACTGACATATTTAAGAAGAAACATCCTGATATTTTAGGATTCTTAGCCATAGCTGAAAATGATGCAAATGACCATGTTAAAATATACTATAATCAAGATAAAACAAATAAAAAAACAGATAAATATCCATCCTTTTATAGTGTATTATGGGAAGATAGTAGAATAAAAGGTTCTCCAGAAATAATATTATATCCCTTCCAGAAAAGATTCTTGAAAGAAATCCACCATTCAATAGAAGAATGTAAAACGATTGGAAACAATTATAAATTATTAGCAGAAAGCAATGACGAAAAACCTATTGTATCTCAATTGAATGATTATTTAACACCAAAAGGAAAAAATGGTAAACATATTACAATATTTACACCGTTAAAAACATTTGTTGTTTATGAAGAGTTAGATGATAATTATAAAAAATCATGTGTTCCATTAATAATGGACGTTAAATCAAAATTGCAAACATTTCAAACAACTGATTTATATAAAAATGATATAGTGCCTTTTCACAAACGTGATATTGATGCAGAAACAAATACTATATTTAATAAATCAATATTTAAAAGTAATTTGAATAAATCAAAAGGTGGAAAAAAATGCAAGAAAAAATAAATTATTATTTTTTGAATTTATTATTTATATATATATTAATAAATGATAAATTTCTTTATTTTTTTAACAATGGCTTCTTTGGTTATGTCAAGAATGGCCGAATATGTTCCGGTATTAAATGAAACTGACTATTTAAGCCCAAGCATATTACAAATATCTGAACTACCTAATGCATTTACTTGGGAAGAACAAAATGGAATTAATTATCTAACAAAGAATTTAAACCAACACATACCTTCTTATTGTGGTTCTTGTTGGGCACATGGGAGTGTATCAGCTTTAGCAGATCGAATAAAAATTATGAGAAAAGCACAATTCCCGGATATAAATCTATCTGTACAATTTCTATTGAATTGTCAATTTGGAGGGTCTTGTATGGGCGGCGATCATTTAGCCGCATATAAAGCAATTCATGATTATGGTAAAATTCCATTTGAAGATTGCATGATATATCAAGCATGTAGTAGTGATTCAAAGGAAAAAGCATGTGCAAATACGAATGATTTCATCTGTGAACCAATAAATATATGTAGAACATGTGACACATTTAGCAGTCATGGTGGAAAATGTGTTCCTATAAATTATTATCCAAATGCTACTATTTCAAAGTTTGGTGCAGTAAAGGGTGCTGCCAATATGAAAACAGAAATTTTAGAAAATGGCCCAATTGCGTGTGGTATAAATGCAGCAGAAATAGATAATTATCATGGTGGTATTTTAGATGTACCCAAAGCAAAAAAAATGATAAATCATATAATAAGTATAGTTGGTTGGGGGTATGATGTTAATATAGATAAACAATATTGGATAATTCGTAATTCATGGGGGTCATATTGGGGCGAATTAGGATTTATGAGATTAGTATTAGGTGAAAATCAATTAGGTATAGAAAAAACGTGTGCATGGGCTATTCCCGAAACTTGGACAGAATACAATGTGCCGTGTAATGAAGATGGTAGTAATTGCACATAATTTACAAATAATATAAATAATGAATTATAATATAAATAATTAGATTTGTATTATGAACAATGAATTATATGAAGAAAATTATACCAAAATAGTTGAACCAAAATATGGTAATAAAAGGGATATTATAAATGACGAAATTCTAACAAATAGTATTGATAATCCGCATTTATATTCAATAGATAATAGTGAACGTGTTAATATGACAATGTACAATACTTATAGTATAGATCCAATAGGTTGTAAAGATGCAGATGATGCTTTTTCAATATATACCGAGAACGAAAGATTATATTTTGCAATCCATATAGCAGACCCAACCGAATATATAGAATTAAATTCTAATTTATGGAATGATATTGTAAATAGAACAACTACAAAATATCCATCAAATCGTGCTCCAATTCACATGATGCCAACCAAAGTATTAGAACTATCTAGTTTGCAAGGTACATATGATGGTAACACAAAAAAGGCTATTACAGTATTATCTGAAATTAATTCAACTACATATGAACCTATAAACGAAATAAAATTATTATTTACAACTATATTTGTAAAAAAGGATAATGCGTTTAGTTATAATGATGCTGCAGTAATTTGCGATGAAATGAATATCTTTAATATAGGATTAAAAATAAGTGAAGTATTAAAGACCAAACGGGCATTAAGAACAAAAGGTATTAAATTGAACGAAGTTTCTACAGCATATCCTATATATGAAGAGAACCATGTATATTTATACGAAGATACAAAAAAGGAACAATTAATGAAGCAAATGATTGCCGAATTTGCAATTTTTGCAAATTCTTTTGTAGGTGAATATTTAAAAATTAATTTAAATACTGGTATTTTTAGAACATGTATTGCAAGTGAATGGTTACAGACAGTTTATAATGAAATATCGGGTGAAGAATTATTACAAGAAATTATAACCAATGGTATACGCGCTGATTATATGTCTAATGTGGAGTCGCACGATTTAGTTGGAATGCCCGAATATTGTCATTTTACTTCACCTATTCGTCGTTTATCAGATTGTATATGTCATTATTTATTAAAATATATTTATTTTAAACATAAAAATTATAATATGCCTTTTACGGAAATAGAATTAGACCAATTAGCTACAAAATGTTTAAAAAAAACGCGAGTTGAAAAAAAAAATCAATACTTGGATATAAAATTTCGCTTATTACAAGTATTGGGTAACATGGTTTTTACAAATAAAAAAGTAAATATTGAATATTATATTACTAGTTACAGTGGATTATTTTTAAATATAATTATTTGTAAAATAGATAATTTTCATGTTCATATGTCATATACATTACGTGTTCGTAATTATGTAAAAGAACTAAATCCAAAAGAAAAACATTATTTAACTATTAACCAAGTTAATTGTTTTACAATGTATGATGAAAATACTATACCAGAATTGGATAGACATATTCTAAAATAGATTATTATATTTGTTTGTTTAATAGAAAGGTATTATATTTTGTGCAACTTCGGTAGAATCCCCACTACTACTACTACTAGTTATACTATTCTCTCTTTCCCGATTGCAATTTTGTGTAGAAACTTCACTTAAACTGCTAATACTATTAGTATTATCACTATAACTACTTCTACTAGTTGTTCTTGATGAACAAACTGAATTACAAGTGCTCCCTGTACGTATTTTTTCTTTCAATAATTCCAATTTTCCCAAATCAATCTGTAGAACTAATTTCATTGAAATTACATTAACGCAATTTACACATACGAAGTATGTTGTATTAGAATAATGAGGAAATTTCATACAGCAGGTATCATCATCACAAATACATTCGCCACATTTATTGCAATTATATAATGGTATATTTGTTTCACACATTTGACAAGTATCATCATGTTCATCATCATCATAATATCCACCGTATCTACTAGTGTAGTGTTGAAGAGAGTCTGTGCTAGAATATTGAAAATATATTAGAGATTCACTCATTATATTAAAATATTTGATTCATTTATTAAGGAACAATGTTATATGTATTTTACATCAATTTACATTTTACTGTAAAACAACAAATTATATTCAAGTAATAGAGAACCTGAATATAATTATGAAACCCAATCTAAAAACATATGAAAAACACATATAAATATAAAATATTATGGTTAATTAATACAAGGTTCTCTAATGCCTCCAAAATATTATAAAAAAAATATTAAGAATAAGAATTCCAACTCTGAAGAATCAGTAAATAGAGATGCCAAATATTTATTTATAGTAGAATCCCCATCAAAATGTGCAAAAATAGAGCATTTTCTAGGCCAAGATTACTGTTGTATAGCATCCAAAGGTCATATTCGTAAAATAGATGGATTAAAATCAATAGATACGAAGGATACATTCACACCAACCTTTACAATAATTGATGAAAAGAGAGAACATGTAAAAAAAATGAGAAAAATAATAGAAAGGTTCTCCAAAAACAATATATTTATAGCAACAGACGATGACCGTGAAGGCGAAGCCATCGGTTGGCATATATGTATGGAATTCAAATTACCTGTAGAAACAACAAAACGTGTAATTTTTCACGAGGTAACAAAAAATGCAATCCAAGAATGTGTAAAAACCCCTACAATTCTAGATATGAAATTAATATATGCACAACATGCCCGCCAAGTTTTAGATATGTTGGTGGGTTATAAGATTTCACCTTATTTATGGAAGTATTTATATAACAATAAGTCAAATTCATTATCAGCTGGAAGATGTCAAACTCCCGCATTACGATTGATATATGAGAACCATAATAATAAAACAAATGAATTAGAAGAAAAATACAAAATACACGGTAAATTCTTCACGAAAAATATCAAATTCCAATTAAATAAAGATATATCAACAAGTAAGGATGTTCTCCAATTTCTGGAATTATCCAAAACATTTTCACATAGATTATCTGTTGGTGATTTTAAAAAATCAACAAAAGAACCCCCAAAACCATTCCATACTTCCCGATTATTGCAAGTGGCGAGTAATGTTCTCCATATGTCTCCAAAAACTACAATGGATATTTGTCAAAAATTATATCAAGGTGGTTTTATAACTTACATGCGTACAGAGAGTACAAAGTATTCTAAATCATTTTTAGAGAAGTCAAATATGTATATAGAGAACCTTTTTAAAAATAAAAAATATGTAGGAAATTTAGATAAATTAGAGAACAAAGACACTAATAATCCTCATGAAGCGATAAGAGTAACGCAAATAGATGTAAAAGCAATAGGAAATTGTGAAGATACTAGAATGAATACAATGTATAAATTAATATGGAAAAATACATTACAAAGCTGTATGTCAGCAGCAATATATAATGTATCAAATATTAAAATAACTGCACCGAAAGATTTACATTATGCATATAATGTAGAAATTCCATCATTTCTAGGATGGAAGAAGGTAGATGATAATGGTGATGAAACAGAAAATGAAAATAATCCAACAGCATTACATATGTATTTAAAGACAATAGAGAACTCTGGCAAAGATGTTCCATATAATGAAATAAATAGTGAATTACATGTAGTAAATCAGCACAATCATTACACGGAAGCCAGTTTAATTCATAAATTAGAAGATTTGGGAATAGGTCGTCCATCAACATTTTCCTCAATAGTAGAAACAATTCAAGAACGTGGATATGTAAATAAAATGGATATAGAAGGTGTTAAAAAAGTGTGTGAAGAATATCAATTAAAAGAGAACAAAATAATAACAAGTAATGTAGAAAAGGTATTTGGTGCAGAAAAACAAAAATTGGTAATACAATCAGTAGGTGTATTGACTATAGAGTTTTTGTTAAAATATTATGAGGATATGTTTTCCTATGAATACACAAAGGATATGGAATATGATTTAGATAAGATATCAAGTGGTGAAATTATGGATTGGGCAAATATTTGCCGTAATTGTGTAAGTGAAATAAAACGTCAATCCCAGACAATAAAATCAATATCAAAACAAAGTTATCCAATAGAAGAAGGTTACGAATTTATATATGAAAAATATGGGCCAGCAATTAAGCATACATTGGAAGATGGTAGTGTTGAATATATAACAGCAAATAAAGATGTAAAGTTAGAAAAAATTCAAAGAGGTGAATATAGTTTAAATGAATTAATAGAAGTAAATGATAAGAAGCTAGGTAGATATGAAAACGAAGATTTGTATATAAAAAATGGTAGATATGGCATGTATGTAGAATATGGTGAAAAACGTGTCAGTGTGAAAGCAATACAAAAGAAATTAGAAGAGATAGAGTTAGATGATGTGATAGAACTAATAGAAAATGCCCCCAAAGAGAAATTTATGTTACGAAAATTGAATGAATATATGGATATACGAAGAGGTCAGTATGGACCCTATGTATTTTATTTTAGACCTGATATGAAAAAGCCAAAATTTTTAAATATAAAGAAGTGTCCACACGGTTTTTTAACATGTTCAGTAGAAGAATTAGTTGGTTGGTTATGTAATACATATAATTTACCATCAATATAAATTCTATAGATATAGTAATAATATGTTTGAATTTATAAACATAAATTTTTTAAAACAATTTATATTATTAATAATTAGTTTTCTATTGGTTCTCGTTTATTTATCGTATTCTCTAGATAATTATAAATTAACATTAATTCCATTATGTATAACAGCACCTATGTTAATGGTTTCTATATTTAACATAGTTCAAAACAACCCTGATGGTTTTATTCCTTATCTTATAGCATTAGCAACATTTTTAATAATGGTATCATCATTAATCATTTATATTACATATAATCAATATATGATAGAAGTAAATAAAAAAACTGGAGAATTAATTCCATTATCGGGTGCATATAAAACCCGATATGATAAATTTCAACATACAATGGCAACATATATAATATCTAGTATTGTAGTAATATTTACTTATAATAATATCCAAAAACCCGAAACGCATCAATTAGCCCAAATAATAATGTATGTAAGTGCAATTATTATGTCGGGTTCATCATTCTATAATATTTATCTATCAGCACCATTTGTGAATTTGGTTCGTTATATGAACGTATAATATAATAAAAAACATTTTATTACATTAAATCAAAAAATTAATTAGGTATAACAATATGTTCTGGACTATCCGAGAAGACTATTTGTTTTACAAATTTACATTTTTGTTGTAAATTATAAGTAATATAATTAGTCATATCTGTTAATGTATCAAAAGGAACAATACTATTATTATGTATTAATTTAAATAAGTTAACTTCTATTAGAATATCTACTTTGGAAATAATGATAACGGTAGAACCAGTCATATTAATGGATTTTATTAATTTATCCATATTTAACCAATTGACTGTTCTAGTTCTTCCAGTGGTAGTACCAATTTCTCTACCGGCTTTACCAATAGTAGTTAATTCAGTATCATCGTGTAGTTCTGCTGGAAAATCTGTATCATTTCCAGCCCGTGTATCATATATTTTAGCTGCTCCGTAAATAGTATTAATAAGTTGTGGTGGAAATCCAAGACTACATGCACCATAAGGTAATGTAGTAGACGAAGTAGTATATGGATAATTACCTTGTGTAATATCTAACCATACACCTTGTGCACCTTCACAAAGAATAGTTCCATATAATTTTTCGTCCCATAAATAAGGTTTAAAAAATTCAACATCTTTTACAAGAGTTCCAAACCTAGCATATTTATCACGATAACATGGTGCAATTCCCTTAGCAGTAGATCCTTGCTTACGATATAATTTAATATCTTCTTCAATATGTGTATCGGTAATAACATGCGCTCTAGGTGAAATCTTGATACAATCGGTATTAAATCCACATTCTTTTAAATAATTAACTTCTTCAATAAACCCTTTTTGATTTACAACACAATCCGGACCAATAATTGACGGTATATTATAAAAAACCCCGCCTGGTATAAGATGAGTTTTATATCTATTTCCATCAATATAGATAGTATGTCCCGCATTATTTCCACCTCCCCATCTACAGACCATATCATATTTGCCAGAACTAGCTAATCCTGAAACAATTTTACCTTTTGCTTCATCGCCCCAAGCTAACCCACAACATATATCTACTTGTTTTAAATTGTTAATATAATTCATATAAACATATAATACAAATTATTTTTAATAGCTTTAATAATAATAACTTTAATAATAATAACTTTAATAATAATAACTTTAATAATAATAACTTAAACCTATAATTATAATAAATATAATAAATATAATGACAAAAATAGAATTTGGTACAAAACTAGATTTTAATAACGTATTAATACGCCCAAAGCGTTCTACGTTGAAAAGTAGGTCAGATGTAGTTCTAGAACGTACGATTAAGTTTAAAAATAGTCAACTTGATTGGACAGGTGTACCCATAATGAGTGCTAATATGGATACAACCGGCACTTTTGAAATATATGATGTATTATCAAAATATAAGATATTAACAATGTTACATAAATTTTATACAGCGGAAGATTATCAAAATCAAAAAGAAAAATTAGACCCAAATTATTTTGGTGTATCAACTGGTATTTCGGATAATGATTACGAAAAGTTAGAATCTATAATGGATGTAATAGATTGTAAATTTATCTGTATAGATATAGCAAATGGATATTTGGATGGTATGGTAAGTTTTTGTAAGCGCGTTAGATGTCGTTATCCTGACAAGATTATAATTGCTGGTAATGTAGTAACACGTGAAATCGTTGAAGAATTAATATTGGAAGGTAAAGTAGATATAGTGAAAGTGGGAATAGGTCCAGGTTCAGCATGTACAACAAGATTAAAAACGGGCGTTGGTATGCCACAACTATCGGCTGTGCTTGAGTGTGCAGATGCAGCACATGGTGTAGGTGGTCATATAATATCTGATGGTGGAATAACATGTCCAGGCGATATGGCGAAGGCTTTTGGTGGTGGTGCAGATTTCGTCATGGTTGGTGGTCAATTTGCTGGACATGATGAAAATCCAGGTGAAATAATAGAAGAAGATGGTAAAAAAAAGAAATTATTTTATGGAATGAGTTCTGAAGTAGCTCAAGAGAAGCATTATGGTTCAATGGCAAAATACCGTTCATCAGAAGGGCGTGTATTAAAGGTATCATATAGAGGTTCATTGCATGATACGGTAACAGATTATTTGGGTGGATTGAGAAGTACTTGTACATATATAAATTCTAGTTGCATAAAGCATATGCCGAGATGTACAACATTTATGCAAGTAAATCAACAATTAAATACTAGTCTTATATAAAAATAATATATAAAGTATATGATATATATTATTAATGGATTCGTTGTTGGTAATTTCACCCTGTGATGGACGATATAATAAATATACCAAATGTTGTCAAAATTATTTTACAGAATATGCAATACAAAAAGAAAGAGTTACTATAGAAATTAAATATTTATATAAATTGATGAAAAGTTTGCCTAGTATAAATATTCCAGATGCAAATTATAAAATATTATTTGATATATTAGATAATTTTGATATAAATGAATGTAAAAAGATAAAAGAAATAGAAAATGTAATTAAACATGATGTTAAAGCAGTAGAAATATATATAAAAAACATTTTATTAGAAACACAACTGAAGGATTATGTTAGTTTTATTCATTTTGGATTAACATCCCAAGATTTGAATAATGTAATATACCCGATATTAATAAAAAGTTTTATAGAAAAAGAATATAATATTTTGTTGGAAATGGTAATAAAAAAATTAGACGCTATGCACACAAAATATAATAATATAATAATGTTAAGTCATACACACGGTCAAGCTGCAGTTCCAACAACATTTGGAAAGGAAATGAAAGTATTTAATTATAGATTAGAAGAAATAAAAGAACAAATAAATAATATTAAATATAAGTGTAAATTTGGAGGAGCCGTTGGAAATTTAAATGCTCATTGTGTAGCTTATCCCAATTATGATTGGGAAACTTTTGCAAACGATTTTACAAAGGATTGTGGTTGTATACGTAGTAAATATACTACACAAATAGATAATTATGAAAATTTAAGTATTATTTTTGATACAATAAAACGTACCAATACAGTTTTAATAGATTTATGTCAAGATATATGGTTATATATATTCAAAAATTATCTGCAATTGTCAATAAATAAAGATGAAGTGGGTTCTTCTACGATGCCACATAAAGTAAATCCAATAGATTTTGAAAACGCAGAAGGTAATCTAGGTTTATCAAATGCATTATTTGAATTTATGTCACGAAAATTGCCGGTATCACGTCTTCAACGAGATTTAACAGATAGTACTGTATTGCGCAATGTTGGTATGGCGTTTGGATATAGTGTAATAGCGTTACAGAAAATATTTGTAGGATTAGATAAAATAATACCCAATGTAAAAACAATAACTGATGATTTAAATAATAATTCGGTTGTAATAGCAGAGGCTTACCAAACAATTTTACGAAAATATAATATGACAGATGCCTATGATAAATTAAAAGATTTTACACGGGATAACAATAATAAAACAATAGAAGAATTTAAAACATTTATAATGGGGTTAGATATAACAGATAATATAAAAGAAGAATGTTATAAGGTAACTCTATCAGGTTATGTTGGTATATGTTATACACATTTGAATATTTAAAATGGCACTGTTAACCTGCAAAAAATGAATTAATCAACACTATTCTAGTTTATAAAAACATATATTTGTTGTAACAATTTTTGTGCGAATTTAAATCTTCACGTATGTATAATGGATAAACCTATATTTTTTGTTGCTGGACGTATGAACCCCCCAACACCAGGACATATAAAATTAATAAAAGCAGCTATAGATGAATCTAAAAAAATAAATGGAATTGTAAAAGTATATATAACACAAACAAAAAATAATTTAGAAAGTATAAAACCAATAGATGGGTTTGATGAAAGTTCTGAAATAGGTAAGCATGTAAATATAAAAAACCCCAAATATCAAAATCCATTAAGTCCTGATTCCAAAGTAAAATTTATTAATAACATGCTTGGTAATGATATAGATAATGTAGAAGTGATTAATGATTCAAATTGTAATGGTATATTTAAAGCTCGTTTATGTGCTTTAAAATTACAACCAGACCCTAATAAAGTATATTTTGTAATGGGTAAAGAATTAATAGATAAAGAACATAACAATAGAAAACAATTTTGTAATGACGAACAAAATATAGAACTCAATAAAAGTAAACCAAGTATGCAACATGTTAAGTGTATTTATATAGATAGAAATGTTAGTGATGATGTAAGTGGATTATCCGGTTCAAAAATACGAAAATTCGCCGTAAATCATGAATATAAAAAATTATATGAAATATATAATGAATTATTATCGAGAGATGAAGTGGATAAATTAGTTGATGAAATATGTGTAGGTGTTAAATTAAATACTACACGAAAACGCAGTAATAGTAGAAAAAGTGATGATGAACCATCTGCAAAAAGAACGCGTAGAAATGGCGGTAAACGAAGAAAAAAATCTCAAAGTAAAAGAAAAACAAAAAAGGGTAAATGCGTATAAAAAAATGATAATAAATATTACTAATAATTATTATGAAGTATTATGAATCAAGTTTTGACGACTATATTCAATCTGTAGAAAAGCATAATATACATCCTGAATTATACCAGACTATTACCAAATTTCCTGATAATATTTATAATATGGAAAATAGTATCATTTATGGTCCATCTGGTATAGGTAAGTATTCTCAAACATTGAATATATTAAAAAAGTACAGTCCATCTAGCATGAAATATGATAAGAAAATTACAGTAACAACCGATAAGCAACAATATATTTATCGTATAAGTGATATACATTATGAGGTTGATATGTCATTATTGGGGTGTAATTCAAAGACATTGTGGCATGAAATATTTTTCCAAATAGTAGATATAATATCTGTAAAACCAACAAAGATAGGTATAATATTATGTAAAAATTTCCAAAGTATTCATTCTGAATTGCTTGATATATTTTATAGTTATATGCAACAATATAATCATTCACATACAAATATACATATCAAATTTATGATAATAACTGAACAGATAAGTTTTTTACCATATACGATAATAAATAGTTGTAATATAATTAAAGTATCAAGACCATCAATAGATGAATACAAATATATAGCAAAAGAACTACCAATGACAAGTGAAGCCGTAACACCTGATAATTTTGTAAATCGTATATATGGCAAAAATATAAATAATGAAATAGAAATGCCGACAAATCATATTAATAAGATTAATGCAATGGATGTTATGAATATAAAAGAATTACGATATTTTAGTTTATTAAATAATGAGAATAACAATGAATTGCCTGAAGATGTATTTAATATTGTCTGCGATAAAATAATTGACAGAATTGAGAATTTAGAAAAAGATAAGTTTATTGAGATAAGAGAAGATTTGTATAACATATTAACCTATAACTTGGATGTGTCAGATTGTATATGGACAATCATATCACATTTTATTTATAATGGTCAATTAAACTCTTGTGAAACCTCTCTAATAATAGATAGAACATATACCTTTTTAAAATATTACAATAATAATTATAGACCCATATACCATTTAGAGAGTATGTTATTTTATATAATAAATCAAATATACAAATTAGATGAAAACTGAAACTGCATATAAAATATTAGATTTGGATATAAATGATGAAAAAATAACAATAAATCAAATAAAACGACATTATCATACAAAAGCCCTTATATACCATCCGGATAAAAATAAAACACCAGAGGCAGTTAGCAAATTTCAAGAGATAAATACAGCATATCAACATATTTTAAGAATAAGGGAGTTTAGTATTCATACCGAAGACAATTCTTCCTATAAAAATATACTATTATTATTTTTGAATAAAATATTGGAAAATGAAACAAGTAATACAATATTTTACAATATAATTAATCGTATAACAGCACTATGTGAAGAAAAGGCAGTGATATTATTAGAAAAGTTAGATAAACCTACATTAATAAAAACAAAAACAATAATGATGAAATATATGGATGAGCTACATATTACCGAAAATCTTATAAGTAAAATTGACGAAATAATGAAAGATAAGAATGAAAAGGATGAATGTATAATATTAAATCCATCATTGCATGATTTATACGAAAGGAATTTATATAAATTGACACACGAAGACAAAATATATATAATACCATTATGGCATCATGAACTTATTTATGATTTAGATAATAACAAGGATTTATACATAAATTGTTATCCAATATTACCAGAAAATATAGAAATTGATGAAAAAAATAATGTACACGTAAATGTGGTTTATAATATAAATGATATTTGGGGGAAAGAATATATTTATGTAATGTGTAATGAAATTGAATATCCAATACAAGTCAATACATTAAAGATGACACAAGAACAAAGCGTGATTTTTGTAAAAAAGGGTATAACAAAAATAAATACAAAAGATATTTATAATATATCAGGTAGAACTGATTTATTTATAAATATAAAATTATATAATTAGTTTTGATTTCTAGTTAGGATTTCATTAATAATTTCATCATCAATCATTAATGTAGTATCCCCCACGAAATAATTAACGAAACACCTTATTATTATATAGACAATAGTAATTAATAAGACAAAAACAGCTACAACTAAAAGTATCCAAAATAATTCCATTATTATGTAATAACTATACTAATTACATAATAAATCAATTTTATAATTTTATGTAAAATACTGGCAGACGGCGTTTTACAATAATCGGTTTATTTCCATTTATTAAGCCATCATTATCCCAATCTTTTTTATTTTCTTCATCATTTTCAGTGTATATTTTATTATTTATTCGTAGCCATTTACATAATGAAAATTTAAATCTTCCTCTAAACTTTGGCTTTGTATTTTCCATATTTTGTTATAAATTATATAAAAATAGAGTTATATTTTATATTTATATTTTATAAAACTATAAATGAATAAATGCGAAAAAATAAATTTAGAGTTATTTTCAAAACAGCATTATACATATATCAATCAAATTTTTGGTGATTTAACTATTCGTGAAATAATTAAAGAAACATATGCACCACGTGAGTGGAAATTTATGATAGAATCGGCTAATGCAGACTTTGAATATTCAAATCATCATATATTAACAAAACCTGGTAAAAACGGAGAAACTATAAAATGGTGTAGTGTAGATGAGAAATATCAAAATATTAATGTAAACAAAAATGATACGTTATGTCAAAGTTATACTCTATTAAAATATTTAAACAAACCGATTGAAGATGATATGAAAAAACGTCAAATGGAAATGGTAAAGATGTATAGAAATATATTAAAACATGCACATTTTAAAAATGAAGTAAGTAATGTAATTAACATAATGACCAAAACTATGAAACGAACCAGAAAAATGGGTAAACCGAATTTATGGAAAGATTATACATACGATAAGCCAGTGCCATATTTAAATAAAGAGTTTGATACAATATATGCTGAAATACATAATGTGTTAGATAAATGGGAAAAATACGGGTATCTTCATTTCATAAAAGATGGTAAATGTCCCAAATAGATTTATTTTATCATATACTAGTCCTTGTTCCTACTATAGAAAATCATTAAAAATGTGATTAATTCAATAATATAATATTATTTATTATATTATTTTTTGGTTGATAAAAAAATATTTATAAAATATTTTCATTATTATATTTGGCTTTTGTTTGTAATTTTATTCGGTGCTTTTTTGTTTATTATAGTTTTATTCGGTTGCTTTTTATAATTTTTATTCAATTGCTTTATTTTTAATATTTTATATACATTTTTTTATGCGGCAACAGCCTTCTTCTTAACAACCTTCTTCTTGGGTGCTGGTGCGTCCTCTTCCTGAGCTGGAGCTGCCTTCTTAACAATCTTCTTCTTGGGTGCTGGTGCTGGCTCTGGCTCTGGCTCTGGCTCTGGCTGTGGCTGTGGCTCTTCCTCTTCATCTTCACTATCTTCAACTTCAGTAGAAGTAGCAGGCTTTGGTGTAGTTGCAGGTAGAATATCTACCTCATCGTCATCATTTGTTGATGTCGGTGCCTCCTTATCAATAGACTTAATATCATCTGCCGACAATTGAATATGGCACTTACCAAATACACTAACAACCTCTTGTGGCTTGACAACACATTGATTTACCTTCCAGGTTACACCCCAACCCTTACCACCAAACCATAGACCACCACATTGCAATACTGCAGCTACCTTGCTCTTCTTTGGAACATAATCCATTGGTGTCATGTTATCATTATCACATGGAAACAACAAGTTTGATTGAGTATCATAGACTTCAACGCCCCACTTGTTATTATAATTAGGAACTCTAGCTCTAATTGATGGTGACTTTGTTGGGTCAATCTTCTTGGTTAGCTTATCCTTTGTATACTTAAGGAATGGAAAGAAATTATGCTTTACAACCTCTCTAGACAAATCTTCACCAAACCAGGCTTCGCTATACTTAACCGCATCATCCAAGATTTGGTTTTCAAACCCCTTTAGCTTGGAAAGAAATTCATCGGTAGCAGGTGTAGTATAATCACCATTTGGAAATACCAAAGACATGCTGAACTTACCGTCAGACTCACCGGTCTTCTCATCAACATAATCACTAATTCCCCATGTCATCATGAGTGGTGTAGAAATATGAAGTGACCGATTGGACTGTGTGCTGATAACATTAATCGCCTTTCCCCCGCGATCATTTACCTTTGGTTGCATGTAGCGGATACTAGATGTATCCCAATCGTTAACGTTCAATACAATAGGAGTGGACTTGGACATAATAAGACTTAGCTGTGCTATAAGTATACTACATTATATAGATGTATCTTTATATCAATTTTTTAAAATGTTAACCCATTATGCAGTATATAAAATATATTTTGATGTCAATAATACATGTTTTTAGTGATATTTTGTAAGAAAAAAATAAATATATATCTTTTTTGAAGCAACTTATATATTGAAATAAAAAATAAATATATATAAATATTATATAAGTAATAATATAATGATTGAAAATAGTTTAATACCTGAAAATAGTACAATTATAAAACCTAAACGAAAATATAAAAAAAAAGAGTTATCTGTATTTACATATGAAGATTATATACAAAATGATATTTTTTTAACAAGTTATACTATTCCTATATTAAAAGAAGTTTGTAAAATATATAAACTAAAAGTATCTGGTAAAAAAAATGAATTAATATCAAGAATTCATAACTGTTTTTCTAAAAATATTAATGCAACCTTGATACAAAAATACATTAGACGTAAATTGGTTCGTCTAGTAATGAAAATATATAAACAAAATGTTTGTGATATAAAAACATGTGTAAATGATACTGATTTTTATACATTTGAGCCATTACATGAGGTTGAACGAGAACAATTTTATAGTTATACTGATGATAACAATTTTACATATGGGTTTAATGTAACATCCTTAATTGAATTAATACGTAAAACAACCAAAATATACAATCCATATACACGTTCTCCATTTTCTCAAAAACAAAAAAAATATATAATTAATATGTACAATTTAACAATATGTACAAATTACGCTTTTCGTTCAATTAATAAACCATATATACGTGATAAAAATAACATAAATATTCACGTTAGATATAGACAAATTATTAATCGTTTAACAAATAGCATAGAACATACAAATGAACAACCTAGTACATTAACTAATTATAATCCACAAATTAATGTTTATAACCCATATACTACAACAGAAGATACCGAACGTTACAATAATATTGTTGAAATCCGTCAAAAAACTATATTAGAACGTATAAATATGTTATTTATTGAAATTGATCAATTGGGTAATTATACACAAAGTACTTGGTTTACTGAATTATCTCATTTGCAATATAGTCAATTATATAGATATTTATTTGATATATGGAATTATCGTGGACAATTATCTGGTAATGTTAAATTACAAATTTCTCCATTTCATAGTCCATTTGAAAATATTTTTACAAATACTATTAGACATATTGATCTATCAGTCATACAATTGAGAACTGCATGTTTAATTGTAATAGAAAATATGGTATATAGTGGTATTAATATTGATATGCGCAAATTAGGTACATTTCACGCGTTAACCGCACTTACATTAGTATCTAGAGATGCTAGATTTGCATTGCCGTGGTTATATGAATCTATAATATACTAAATATTCATAACTAAATATTTTAACGCATTACAATGCTGTGTAAGATATATATATATATACTAAAATATATATATATAACTGTAAAATTACTTAAAAACGTAATGCATTGATAGTATATACTAGTATAATGGTAAGAGCTTCAAAGACAACCGATACCACAACCACTTCTGCCACTAAGGCAAAGGCAACCAAGAAGGCAACTAAGGATGCTGCACCGGTAGCCCCTGCAGCCCCTGTCACTAATGAGTTGACACCTGCGCCAACAGAGGCGCCTGCTGTAGTTGAGCCCCCAGTTATTATGGTGAAGATGGCCGAGTTCAGTGCCAAGCTTCAGCAATTGGTTGCTCTATTTTCCAACGTTAAGAGTGACTTCAAGACTCTTGAGAAGGCTATGGCCCGTGAGATGAAGATTGCAGCAAAGGCTTCTAGTAAGAAGCGTCGCAACAATGGAAATCGTAAGCCTTCTGGCTTCGTAAAGCCTGCTAGAATTAGTGATGAGCTTGCTATTTTTCTAGGTAAGGAGATTGGAAGCGAGATGGCCCGCACTGAGGTTAGCAAGGAGATTAATACATACATTCAATCTCATAAGTTGCAAGATAAGAAGAATGGTCGTATCATTCACCCCGATGCCAAGCTCACCAAGCTTCTTAAGGTAGCAAAGGAGGATGAGCTAACTTATTTTAATCTTCAGCGTTACATGAAGCACCACTTCCAAAAGGCTAGTGATATTATTGCAGCTTAAATAAAATTAGTAAACATATAAAAAGAATAAAATTAGTAAACCTATAAAAAGAATAAAATTATTACACCGATAAAAAGAATAAAATTATTACACCGATAAAAATATGTATTAGACAAATACATATTTTTTACATATTTAGATTTTTTGTTTGATTAAATTCAATCAGTATAAAAATGATATAAAAAATATTTAATTTTAATGTTATATGAGTGAACAAACATTTACTAACAAAAATATAACTGCCGAGATTAATTCCAATACAATTGATATTTATGATTCTGTTAAAGGATATGTAAATGAGCATAAGCCAGTATTATACATTTTAACACCATGTTATGGTAGTGTATGTTTTGTAAATTTTGTTCATTGTTTAATGCAAACCAAAGAATTGTTCTCACACTTTAACATACAAACGCATGTATTATTCTGTAAAAGTGATAGCCTAGTTTCTCGCGCAAGAAATAATCTAGTTGCCAAAGCAATGGCATGTAACGATATGACACATATGATGTTTATTGATAATGATATTACATGGGATCCTTTTGATATTCTCAAATTGTTAATTGCAAATAAACCTATATCAGGTGGTATTTATCCATTAAAATCTTATAATTTTAATAAAATAGTACCAACAGAAGATAACCCAAATCCAATAAAGTCAATCATTGATAAAAAAGATGATTCATTATTAAAAAAAATCAATAATGAACATGCAATTCAAATGAATATGTTAAAGTATAATGTTAATTATACATCAAAAATAGTTACTATTGAAAATAATTTAACAAAAGTGAAACATATTGCAACAGGGTTCATGCTTATTCAACGCAATGCAATAGAAAAAATGTGTGAATATTATCCAGAAACAAAATATACAGATGATGTTAACTTTCTCAACCCAGATGAAAATAAATATGCACATGCACTATTTGACTGTGGCGTTGTTGATGACCATTACTTATCCGAAGATTGGATGTTTTGTAATCGTTGGTCATCACATGGTGGTGAATTATGGATTGATATAACAATAAATTTAACTCATACCGGTATACACGACTTTAAAGGATGTTACATGTCATCACTATTGTAAATTATGCAAATACAAAACCTTCTTTTTCCATTATACTATGTAATTCCTGACTATTTCTATGTTTCAAAATGATATTTATTTCATCCAATTCTTTTATGTGATTTATTTTAAATAATTCACATATTTTATTCAATTGTTCTACATTACTTATGTATTCACTTGTTTGCATTATCCATTGATAAAAAGATATATTACTTGATATATTTTTTGTAACAAGTTGCTTCATATATTTTGTATATAATTCAATTGTCGTGTCCAGATCGGTTTTCTCATATATATTATAATCAGTTCCAGATAATACTAATATTTGTTTAAAATGTTCTTCACTCATACACAAATCAGCTAATATATTATTTGTATCGTAAAATAGTACAGTTTTATTTAACAGACTAATATTACGAATCACGCGTGGACAACCATATACAAACATATCCATATCATCACTTAAACAAGCCCATGCTTTACCAGTTATTACCATATATGCACATATATCATCGGCTTCACCTGGTGAAACATAATACATCACACCATAAGCATCTAATAATTCTTTTACTTTCTTTTTATCGTTTTCGGTCAATCGTACAAATTGATTTTTTAGATTTTTCATTTCTTGAAATAATAACATCTTCTTATCTAGGTCTAATTCTTCATCTGTATATTCCATCATTAATTCATTATATTTATCTTCGGCTGTTTTCTTTTGAACTCTACGTTGCTCTAATAAAGCATACTTTTCCGGCGGTGGTTTACCATCAAATATAAACAATGGGATAATATTGTTTGTTAATAATAATGATATTAATAGATACATGTTCTCAATTAACGCATTTTCCGCAATATATTTATACATATAAATACTTGCATCAATTACAATTGTTTTTGATTGTAATTGATTTAAATTAATTTTACGTATAGAGTTTTTGCTGCAATTTTCTTTTAAAAATCTATTTAAATATTTGATTCCCATTATATATTTTTGATATGTTTTTAAAAAAGATTTGTATCAATTTTTAAATCAATTTTCTATTTAATATCTAATCACATATATATAATTATACTATGATAACGGATACTTCTAATGAAATAATTCAAGAAATAGATAATGAAATAAAACCCTACATAAAAATGGGTAATATTAAATATTCTGGTCATACTATAAAAATGTTCTCTCTATTATTTAATCATATTGCAAATTCTAGAGAACATTGGAATCTTAACAAAAATAAATTAAAGTATTCCAAATATACTGGTATTCCATGTGATATATCATACTATCCAACAAAGATTAATAAATATATACAACATAATATTCATACTTATTACAAGATTATTTTCAAGATTAGAGAACATGATATTATTGTATATATTGGAAGTGATAAAAACACGGATAACAACGCTTTTTTACAAAAAATGATTAAAAACATATATATTTGGTTATTTGTTGCTTATTATTTTTCAAAGGGTAAATGTTCTCAAACACTTGAAATATATTTGTCTTTAACTAATGAAAATAAGAAGTTACCTTCTTTAAAGAATGAATATATAGACCGTCAACATGTAAATACAGCCTTTACATATGCGTGTAAAAAAGACAATGAAATACATATTTTCCGTGAGGAAGAATGGTTTAAAGTATTTATTCATGAAACATTTCATAGTTTAGGGTTAGATTTTTCAATGTTTGAGAACACAGACACAAATAATCAAATAATGAAATTATTTAATGTGAAAAGTGATGTAAGAATAGCAGAAACTTATTGCGAAATTTGGGCAGAAATTATTAACAATATGTTTATTGTGTTCTCTAATACTAGATGGAATGAGAACCAAGAAAAATGGTTAAATACAGTAAACACAAAATTAGTTAAAATGATGCAGTATGAACGTATTTTTTCACTATTTCAATGTTGCAAGGTTCTCAATTATTTTAATATTAACTACACTGACTTAATAAATTCAACCAACATCGTTAGTGCATATAAGGAAAAAACACATACATTATCATATTATATTGTAAAATCTATATTTATGTTTCATTTGGATGATTATATGCTGGAATGTATCAAATTGAATGGATATAGTCTTGATTTTAATAAAAAGAAGAATAAATATATTCAAAATATGAATACGTATTGTAATGTTGTTAAAAAAATGTATAAAAATGAGAACTTTATTGACTCTTTGAATTCTATTTGTAAAATATCTAAAAAAAAAAAAATGTTCTCACAAAATATGATTGAAACACTTCGTATGAGTGTGCATGAAGTCAAATAAAAAAATGACCGAAGTCATATTTTTATATTTTATATTTTTATAATTATATTTTGATTTTAGTTATTTTCAATGCTAACCTTATCCATAGAACTTGCTAGTTCGTCAATTGTCATTGGCTCGGTGTTTCTAGTATACGGGTCTTCAACTGTATCATTTGTAGAAATATCATCAAAAGAGAATGAAGAATCATTTAGGCTTGGATTATGCAGTTCACTTCGCATTAAGACCGGCTTTGTTATTTGAGACATAGAAATCGGCTGAAATCCTTGATTGATACGATAAATCTCAAGTTCTTGTGTCAAATTATCTATAATTTGCTTCTTTTCTGCAAGTTCCTTTTCAAGAAGTAAATTTTCCGCATATAGCTGATGTACGTTTCGGTCACATTCGGCTTCTTGAATTGGCTTATGATTAATACGAATGTCAAAGAATGCAGGCTTTGATTCTTGTGTATCATTTTGCAAATAGAAACTACATCTCTTGCCCTTATAAATATATCCCTTTTGGCGGAATTGACCGTATGTTTCAAGCTTATTGCGCAGATTGCGCGCGGTTGTAGTATCGTACCAATACTCAAAATGAACGAATGCAGCCTTTACTGGTGTTGAAGAATTGGGAATATCCCTGTCTACAAAATCAATTCGTCTAATCTTACCAATCCGGATAATCTTTTCTAGAAAATCTCTCAAATACTTGGGCTGAAACTTATGAACAATGTCATGATGATTCATTAAAAGTAACTTATCCGACAAGACTGGGATATAAATGCTCGTCCACTCACCAGCATTCAATGATAATTGATTAAATTCTGTTGGTTGCTCTACCAACAATTCCTCCGGGTTTTGATACTGTTCTTCGTACATGATTTTTAAAGTATATAAACTTATAATAATTGAATCTCATTAAAAGATATAAAAGTTCTCAATTTTTTACATTTATACTAAAATATAAATATAAAAATGTTCTCTATCTAGGTTTTTATCTGCAATTACCATATATTTTTAGATAAATTTTTATAATATAAATCGCAACTATGGTCATTAATACTCCAATTTGTAAAAATACTAAAATCACAACAAGAATGAGTTTTACCTACATTAATATAATATGAATCATTATATAAACGTATATCAGTACCAACATGGTAATAATTAATATTGGGTGTTGCTGTAATTAAATCACGATTATTAGATACCCTAAAATGTGTTAAATTTGATTTATTTTCAAATGATTTTTTCCAAGGTTTATTACCAATACGTGGACTTGCAAATGATACTACAGTCACCATATTTTCTATTTCGTGTGATAATATATAACCAAATAATGTACTTAAAGCACCACCTAAACTATGTCCTGTGACAAATATTTTATAGTCTGGATGTTCTTGTATTATTGATTTTATCTTTGCAATTATACATAAATGTATATTATCAGAATGTAATTGATTATAAAATCCAGAGTGTATCCATATATCATCCTTCAAGTTATGTTTGTATACTTGTAAATCATAATACCAATCTTTCAAAGATTCACTTCCGCGAAATACTATTGCCAAATTTTTTTGTTCATCATTTATTGTAATACCTATTTGAATATCACTAGTCGGGTCATCTATAAATGTATGAACACGTCCATCTGGTGCAATCTCTTTTAATTCCATAATAGCAGTTTTACGAGTATCATTTAAACCGATTTTATGTATAGAACCATCATTTATAGCATTATTAACAAATGATTCTATAGTTTCAGACGAATGATTTATTGTAAATGTTTTACCATAATTATATATTAATAGTGTTGATTGTAATAATATTAAAACTGCTCTATGTGAAATAATATTATTAAAAATACTATTTGAGCGTCCTCTTAACGATGTATCGGTATTAGTGCTTAAAGATATTGTTTTAATAGATTCGGTATCGTCTCTTTTATTAATATCTTCTATTGAATTATCGTCAATTGTATGAATTTTTTCTGTCATATTTATATTATACAACAATATAAAAATGTTATGCTATTTCATTTCTTATTTTCATTAATATCATATCCGTCATTGGGTCATCTCTTCTTGTAAAATGCATTAATTTTGCACGTTTTGTTTCCATTAATACTTGTTTTAAATCTTGATTTTGGGTAAATTTTGCGAGAACTGCTTTATATCTTTCTTGTTCTACTTTTGAATTTTGTCCCATATTATAATAATCAGCATCCACTGTCACGTTTTCTGGACGCAATACTTCATTTTTATATTTACCAGTTTTACCAGCAGCAGCAATAGCCATATCTAAATTTGTAGATATTTCACTTTCACTATCTAATGAAAATTGTTGATAAAAATCAGGAAATCCCTTTTTATATTGAGAACCTAATATAAAATGTCTTACAGAGTTCCATCTATGGTCATCTACAGTAAATGGGGCACCCCATGAATCATCCAATTTTCTACGCCAATTAAATAATACATCGGTTTTCTTTTTAGTATTTAATTTTTTATAATCTAATATTTTATCTTTTGCTATTTTTTCACCAGCACCTCTACCGGATTTGGGTTGACTATTTGAGAACGAATGAAACATAAATGCTACATCATTATCATACAAATTTTTATTTAAATAACTGTCATCATCTTGTAATGGTTCTCCGTAATTTGCATCTAAACCTATTTTTGTTTTATAATTTTTAAAATCATCTATTAAATAATAAATACCCGAATTACGTTCCAAACATTTATTCACTATCATATTTTTTATGTTAAATGGTATTTCACGAAATTTAAATATATGTTTATCCTTGTATGTGATTAAGGTATAATGTTCACCGTTATAACTAGTCATTATATAATGGTCTGGAACAAATGAATCTTTTGTACTATTATTTGGACCACATGTCATTACCCCATCATTATCTTCATTGGTATAAGATTTTTCATCAAATATTATCATTTTTATATTTAATACTCGTTCTAGTGTTGATATTGCCCATTCATCTGCCCAATATTTGGATTTCATTATATATTCTTGTAATTGTTCAATACTATCAATATCTTGCATATATAAAAATTCATTCAATAAATTCTTGGTTATTAATCGTTCTTCAATTAATTGTTTATAACGATTTGATAATTCGGTTGCATTTTCAATTAACTTTTTATGTTGATCTTTATCTGTAACATTTATAATTCTCCTTTTTATTTCAGCTGTTTTCCTTTTTATTGCATTCATTTCTCTTTCTATACTTTCATATTCAGCTGAAAAATTGGTGTATAATGTTTTATATTCATTAAATAATTCATTTGTCACTTCTTTTGATAACACTGCACGTAATTTTTTTACAGTTGTATCTTTGCCGATTTGTCTATACGCATCCCGAATTACTGCAAAGAAACAATCACCACCTCCTTCATTATCAATAACTGAATATTTATTATTTTGCATAAATGTTTCTATCCACTTATTATCTCTTGATTCCTTATATTCACTTACCAATTCATCACTTTCTAAGTGTGTCTCGTCTGGTAATAAAGATGGTACTTCCTTATTTTCATTTTTAACAAAAATACCTTCATCTAATATTTTCATTGATTTTTCAGTTTCTGCTGTCATTTTTTCGTTTATATCTAATTTCATAACATCATCTACTTCTGTAATATCTACCACCGATTCTATGTCTTGAATTTCTTCATTTATTTCTATTGGGGATTTTTTTTCCTCTTTTGAAATCATTTTATTTATGTACTTTTCAGTTGCAAATATTAAAATATTTCCCTTTTCTAATTCTAATCCATCGTCACTTATATCACTTAATATATCATTCTCACTTATCTCAAATATACCTATTTTTGATACTGGCGAATCGTTTACTATTAAATAAATTGAACAAAATAATACACCGTGTTGGGAATTTGTATATTTTATTTTACCCAATGCAATTTCAACTGATATATTATTAAATTTATAATCATATATGTTTGCATCATAATCTATATCTTCTTCATCTATACCATAACTTGATTTATAATTTATTTTTTCTGGTTCTAAAATAGATTTTATCATTTATGTATACATAATAATATTATTTTTATCTCAATTATAACAAAAATAATATATCAAATACAATCTAAATTACTTAAATTGTTCTAACATATCCATATATTTAAACTTTGTTCTATTAGATATACCTGGATGCTCTTTTGTTTTACATTTTGAAAATTCGGTTATATCATTCAATATAAATTTAAAATCATTATTATTTTTAATTTCACTAGTCATATTCAATGCTACTATATTTACTATTTCACTTATTTCATTGATTATATCTAGATATTCATTATTATTCATATTGATTTTTATAAAATTTATCATTTTATTTATTATTTCTAATACGTTTTCAGTTTCATATACGTTTTCCTTATATAAGTATATAATAAATAACATAGTTGTTCTACGGCGCTCATTTTGTTTCGTCATTTTACAAAACAAATCATAATCTACATTCGGATCAACTATTTCTATGTCATGTACTTCTAATAAATATTTATTTATTAAAGTATCTTTTGCATCACACATATATAAATATTTGTTCATTAACTTAATATATAATTTTGAATATAAATTGACATGACATTTATTGCTACATGATACATTTAATATTAGATTTGTTACTTGTTTTATTGAATCACTATTTACGATATCTGTATCTTGTTCTAATGCAATTATCGCATCTATTAATTCTATAATTTTATCTTCCTGTGCATTATAATTAATTTGTGTAATCTTATTTAAATTCACTTTTAAAACACCTAATAATTGTTCTACGCCCTCTTTTTTTACAACTGTAGTTGCTTTAAATATTTCCTTCTTTTTCCAAATATCCGCTTCATTTTTATTACGACGTATATTCTTATTGGCATTTTGGTCAAAGTCTTTCGTCACTCCCATAAACATGTGTAAATCATGTACACAATTTATTACATTATTTGGTAATACATAAGATGTACTTTTAAATATTTGTTCATTAAAAAATTCCAATGAATATAATACCATAGGTAATAATACAATGCTTATATATTTATATAATTTGTTATCTTTATATATTTATTAATATGCTTAAACATAATAATATATCATTGAATATTATGACTGATTATAATAATAACGAAAACGAAAACGAAAACGAAAATATTATAAATAACTGGGATGATTTAGAATTAAATGAAAATTTATTAAGAGGAATATATGCTATGAGTTTTGAAAAACCTAGTGAAATACAACAAAAAGCTATATTACCTATTATACAAAATAATGATGTTATTGCACAAGCACAATCCGGTACTGGAAAAACCGGTGCATTTAGTATAAGTACATTACAAAAAATAGACCTTTCGCTTAATGAAGTACAAACAATTATAATTGCACCAACTCAGGAATTATCTAAACAAATATATTCTGTTATTACACAATTAGGTTCATTTATGGATGGACTGAATGTACAATTATTAATTGGGGGTACATCTGTACAAAATGATATTAATTTACTTGAGAATTCACCGCCACATATTATAGTTGGATGTTCGGGACGTATATATGATATGATTAGACGCAGACATCTACGCCTAGACACTGTTAAATTATTTGTGTTGGATGAAGCGGATGAAATGTTATCACAGGGATTTCAAGAACAAATTCACAGTATTTTCCAATATTTTAATGAAAATATACAAGTTGCTATTTTCAGTGCAACTCTACCAAGAGATGTACTACAACTTACTGAAAAATTTATGAAAACTCCTATAAATATTACAATGAAAAAGGAAGATTTATCATTAGATGGTATTGAGCAATATTATATTGCCATGTATTCTGATAATGATAAATTTGATATGCTGAAACAAATTTTTGAAAAATTAACTATTTCTCAATCTATTATCTATACCAATAACGTAAAACGCGTTTCTGACTTATATGATGCCATGATAAGAGAAGATTATCCGGTATGCTGTATACATAGTTCTATGGAAAAAGACAAACGCAATGAAGCCTTTAATGATTTTAAATCTGGAAAATATAGGGTTCTTATTTCATCTAATATTACCGCCAGAGGTATTGATATTCAACAAGTTGGTACTGTTATCAATTTTGATATTCCAAAATGTGTAAATAGTTATTTACATAGAATCGGTAGAAGTGGCCGATGGGGAAGAAAAGGCCTCGCTATTAATTTTGTTACTGAATATGATATTCAACACTTGAAACGTATTGAAACACATTATAATATTGATATCAAAGAATTTCCTACTGGTGAATAATTGCGTTTATTATATATAGATTTTATTACTATAAATACTATAGTAATAAAATTTATGGTATTCTCATTTACTAATAGTAATGATAATGATAATGATAATGAGAATGATATAGTTGATTTATCATTTAATATTGATACCAAATTTAAATTACCTATTCAATATTTAGATGATAGTAATCAACACATACTTGACGAAAATTTATTATATGATTTAGAACTAAAAACACCATCCAATTATAATATTGATAAAACTATGTATCATTATCTATTCAAACCAACTAATGAATTTGCTAATTATACCATGAATATGTGGGAAAAACAATTTACGAATGATATTCACTATTTAAATGACACGAAAAGTGTTATTTCTAATATGGATAAATATGATAATACACAATGCGAATATTCATTGGATTGTAATAAATTCAAATCTGTATGGAATGATATTAAATTAGATACTCATTTTTTAGAAAAATACAATTATATGGATTGGGAAATGCTAAAATCATTTAATGAATCCTCATCGTTTTTACAAATTTTGTCTTTTATACACGTTATATCACCCATTATTAGTTTTGTATTACCCGTGTTATTTATAATTTTCCCCTTTATCATACTTAAAATACAAGGTATACCCATTGATATCAATACATATGTAATAACACTTAAAAGTATTGCTCAAAACCATTTTATAGGCAAAGCTATTTCCAGTTTTCAATCCATTAGTTGGGATAAACTTGTCTATATTATGTTTTTATTAGGAATGTATGTTTTTCAAATTTATCAAAACATCATTCTATGTAAACGATTTTACAGTAACTCTATTTCTATGAATAACAATATGTATGAACTTAAACAATATGTTAATTATACAATTCACTCATTTGAATCATTTCAAAATATATCACAATCGTGTAAATCATATACAATGTTTAATCACATCAATAACGAACATTTACAAACACTATACGAAATTAAGCACGAGCTTTGTGATATATATCAATTTGAACCGAATTTACAAAAATTTAATACAATGGGTTACATGTTGCGTTGTTATTATCAGTTACATTCTAATTCTAAATATGAAAATTGTCTTCGTTACACAGTTGGGTTTCATGGATATATTGATAATTTACAAGGCATTTGTAGTAACATTCAAAATGGTGTGTTATCTTATGCTAATTTTGACAATAAAAACTCGTGTTCATTGGAAAAACAATATTATCCGGGATTAACAAATGAAAAGCATGTTAAAAATAATTGTGATTTTAAGAAAAATATGATTATTTCATCGCCCAATAAATCTGGCAAAACTACTATATTAAAATCAACCGCCTTAAATATTATTTTTTCACAACAAGTTGGATGTGGTTTTTATAAATCTGCAACAATTACACCATTTACACATATTCATTCTTATATTAATATTCCGGATACATCTGGACGAGACAGTTTATTCCAAGCTGAATCCAGACGATGTAAAGATATTATTGATATTATTCAAGAAAATGTTAATACAGAATGCCGTCATTTTTGTATGTTTGATGAATTATATTCAGGCACGAACCCGACTGAAGCTTCCAAAGCTGGTTATGCATTCCTAGAATATTTACAACAGTTTAATAATGTAAATTTTATACTCACTACTCATTATTTATCAATCTGTAAAAAATTCAAAAATTCTAAAACCATACAAAATTATAAAATGATTGTGGATATTAATACCGACGGTACATTTAATTATACATATAAAATCAAAAAAGGTATATCTAATATTAAAGGGGGTATACGTGTTTTAAAAGATATGAATTATCCTGACCATATTATCAAGACATTTCAAGATATCCATTAATTTTGTACAACCAAATAGTATAAAGATATTAATATTATTTGTATAATAATGAATATTATACAAACATGGAAAGATGAAAATATGCCTGGTATATACAAGGCTTACTCTGATAAAGTAAAATTCTATAACCCGAACTGGAATTACATGTTCTTTACTGATACCGATATTGTTAAATTTATTCTGAAAAAAATGCCTCAACATTATAGTACATTTGAAAATTTTAAACAAAAAATTCAACAATTGGATTATTTTAGATACTTGGTTATTTATTATTACGGTGGGGTCTATCTAGACCTTGATATGAATATTATTGATTCATTAGATGACCTATATAATACTAACCCCGAATTTTGTAAATTTCCAATTGAACTTACTAATATTACTGATACTATTATTACCAGACAAAATTTTACTCACTTAATTGGAAATTATGCCTTCTATGCACCACCTAAACACCCATTTATTAAAAGAATTATTGATAATATTGATAATCAAAGAATCACTGACAATGATATTAAAATTGCACAAAGTGAAAATACTGACCCGCCATCACAAGTCTATGTTTATTGTACTACGGGTCCATTACTTGTTACACAATCTTATATTGATGATTCTAGCAATGTTAATCTATTAGTACCTACACCTATTAAACACAATTGTTTTGGAGATTATGGTATGCATTTATCACACGGAAATTGGAAAGCATAACCTATTTTTTTACAAAAATCATTATTTCTTCGCCTTTCTCTTGCTGGGATGTTACATGTACATTTTTATTCATCATCGGTTGGGTCGATAATAATTTAAAATATTTTTTTGTAATAGTATTCATATCTTTTAATAAATCAAATTGTTTTTTTGTAGTGTTTGAACCATAACCCGATAATATGTAACATAATTTTCCAGACTTTTCCAATACCGCATAACATAATTTTATTGTTTCTTCCCAATATTTTTCTAACCAATCTTCATATGTTTTATATCTATCTGTACTTTGCTTTGTGCTTTTATACAATTCCAATTCATAATAAGGTGGACTAAAAAATACCAAATCAAAATGTCCTTTGTATTTCTGCATGAAAGTATTATCCTTATATAAATCTTCAGATGGTTTACAGTATATATCTACTTTATGTGAGGTTATATGATTATTTGCTAGTTCTTTTGTTTTTTTGCATACACTTGGGATTACATCAGTGCCGACATACTCTTCTACATATGGGGATTCTAAAAAACCATAACAGTATGATGACCATCCCAACGTGGGACTGAAAATGCGGTTTGCCTTAAAAATACTTTGGTTTAATGAATATACCAGATATGGATTCATTATTGATGCACGAAAATAATAAGAGGAAAATACACTACCTATACGACCATTACTAATATAATGAGTTGCACTTGGTGTTAACAATTTATAATCTATTATATTATGCAAATATAAATCATGTAATACATCTAAAAATGTTGGATTATTTTCTATTCCCGACTTTGTATGTTGCAATATATCCAACATATGTAAATTACGTATTGGATTTTTAAACACTATTTCTTGATTATTATTCATCTCTTTATTTCTCATTGGAAGAATACCAGAATCATGAATCTCTAATTTATCTGGATGAATCTGTAAAGACAAATTATAAAATCGTGTTAAATATTCATCCCGTCTATTGATATTATCACATAATACTACTATTGTGGTTTTTGGAATATTATGTTGCTTCATGTAATCTTTTAATTTATGTAGTTTACTACCAACTCTTACATGTGTTATATTTATATATTGATTAATATGTTTCAAATCTATCATTGAGTCATCTTTGCCATGAAATAAATTTAAAAATCGTTTTAACGTTATCATTACTAATATAACTATACATTATATTTTTTTACATTGCAATTCATTATATAAGGGTACAAATGACTCACGCCATTGCAAACTTTTGTATGTATGAGTCAATTCATCACCTGCATCTATATCTTTTGTTGCATAAATTTCAAAACGGTCTTCATCAAAATATCTAACTATACGAGTATTTGTTTCTTCCTCTAAACCGGAATTGTAAAATGAAGCACAACCTGATGCAAATGCCCATGTGTAATTTGGCAAATCATCTGACCATGTAAACACAAATGGATTTTTCATTCCATCAAACGATTTATTATTATTATCACTTAACCGACGCATCAATCCTATTTCAACTAGTTCACCGTTCTTTATATCTACTCGCGCAAATGCACCATCAAACTTATTATCTGGACTTGACAGTTTTGATATGTCAACATATACTTTGGAACAATCTACCTTCATATATTACAATGCCATTTCTTCTTTATATATTTATAGGAATTCTTTATATCAAATAATTATTTATTATTTATTAAACAACTTGGATTTTATATATTTATCTTTAAGTTGTTTTTACAATTTATTCTATTATATATTATTTCTCAGAAAACTTATTGGCAAGGTTTCGAAAAATGGACATTCTGAAAATGTCCACTTTTCAGATCTTGAATAATAAAAAATTCCGAAAAAACACGATTTTTAGTTTTAAAGCATAATGCAGTAAATCCGGAAATTATTATTTTTGTATGACTGCACACTTTTTTTTGCGTTAAACATTTAGGCGTTTTTTCTGTAAGTATTATATACTTACATTTAGACTTACATATAAATGTCAAAAAACGCCAAAAAATTCATTTGTGAAAAATGTGATTTTAAATGCAGTAAGATGAGTGATTATAAGCGCCATATTTTGACTGCAAAACATCAAATACTTACAGATACTTACATAAAAACCGCAGAAAACGCCAAAGCGTTTAAGTGTGAATGTGGAAATGAATATAAACATCGTCAAAGCTTAAATAATCATAAACATAAATGTACATATAATCCTGAACAAAATGCCATACTGAATACTACAGAAATACCTGATGAAATAACATCTCAACATGGTATTCATAGTATGATAGGAACATTAGTGAAAGAGAATCAGGATTTTAAGAAATTATTGATTGAGCAAAGTTCCCAAATGATGGAATTGGCAAAAAATTCTCAAACGATTAACAATAACACTACGAACAATAATACCCAGTTCAATCTCAACTTTTTCTTGAATGATACATGTAAAGATGCAATGAACATAACAGATTTTCTAGGAAACATGGATGTTAATATAGATGAATTAGAATATATAGGTCATCATGGTTATGTTAATGGTATGACAAAAATGATAATGGACCGACTTAAAGACATGGATGTGACCAAACGCCCAATCCATTGTACCGATGTGAAACGAGAGACAATGTATATCAAAGATAAAGATGAATGGTGTAAGGACACCGACGAATTAGTAAAGTTACGTAGAATATTAAGTAGCATATCAATGACAAATTATCGTTCTGTTGCACATTGGAGAACTGCACATCCAAATAGTGAAATCATGGATAGTCGTGAACATAATTTCTGTTATAAAATGATGAGAGCAATATTAGGGGATGCGGAAGATGAACAAATTCGTTTAGACAATAAAATCATCAAGACATTTGCGAAAGATTTATATGTAAATAAGAATAAGAATGATGTGATACGAAAGATGAATGCATATTAGATAATATAGTATAGTATATTATAGTATAGTATATTATATAATGGGTAATAGTAATAGTTTAGAAATATATGAAAACCGTGTAAAGGCATTAGAAAACCGTGTAGCAGAATTAGAACAAAAGGTATTTTTAGGATTAGACCGTCATGTAATAGACAATAACGCATATCATCCTAGTAATGGAATATTTGTAAATCCTAGCGATGAAAATCAAATTAGATTAGACGATTTTATATCAGATGATGATTCATAATGATAAATAATCAGACCAACTTTGTTTGGTACCCCCATCATATTGGAATGCATAATCATTTTGTATTAACCAATCATTAATAATGCAATCATCATATAATATGTTTACTAACAATCTACCATATTTATCAAATTCATTGCATTGTACATAAACCATTTTATTTAATATTTTGTCGCGTAAACAGTCACGTACTTTATAACCATATTTTTTTTCAATACCACATCGTGTTCTTATTTCGGGTGTATCTACACCAGATAGACGACAATTCCATCTGTATAATGTATTATGAATGGGGAAAACGCATTTAATGGTATCCCCATCATATACATCAACAACTTTGGCAAGATGTTCCTGACCTTCTAACGAAAATAATTCAACCTTATTATTAACATTTGACCAATCAAATTCCATACTATAAATAATATAACGATACATATTTATATTATTTAAACGAATACTTAATATTTTTATTTCTGTATTTATATTTATTATTCCTTGACATCATCATTACTATGGGTTGGACGGGTTCTGTATTTACGAACCGGTCTATCACCACCTTGATTTGTCTGGCGGGTTTCACACATAAGTGACCCCCCCTTTACACCGGATACATCCGCTGATTGATATTCATGTTGTCCGGTAGTGGACTTAATAACCTCAAAGTCAACGTACTCACCTTGAACCAAGTACTTATATTGAGAATCAGTAACACGAATAGATGAATAATGAGTAAAAATATCCTTCCCTTCTTGCTCGCCGTCGCGTGCTGTAATAAATCCGTATCCGGTCTTATTATTAAACCATTTAACTTGTCCTGTTACTCGCGTAGTGTTTGTTGCCTGGGTAGTACTCATTGTCTCCTAGTATACGTTATTATAGTATAGTTTTTCTATATTGTTTACAAAAACAATAAAAATTAAAAATTAAAAATTAAAAATTAAAATTACTGCATAATGAATTATATGGCGGTGTTTCATGAAAGTCAATTTTATAGCATATCTGTAAGAAAGTAGAAATATCCTTGTTAATGTTCTCACAAATAGGTAAAATATGCTCAATAGATTTTAATGTTCTCCGTTGTTTATTTTTGGAATGTAAAATATGTATTTCATTATTGTAGATTTCATTTTCGGTATCTGTGTGAACAGAATCCCATGGTAATTCTTGAGCAAATAAATAAATATAAATAAAACCTAAAGATATAATATCATCACGTCTGGAAGGTGTCCATCCTTCATGAATATTGGGACTAATATATTTTGGTGTACCAACAATTTGTTCACTAGTAGAATTAGAAATGTGTATATGGTCATCATTTACCCAAAACGTGGCTAATCCAAAATCAATTAAAAAAAGTTCTCCATTTTTAATCATAAAATTTTGCGGTTTAATATCTCTATGAATGACAAAATTACAATGTATAGATTCTAAAATATGAATACATTTTACCATTATGTAATTTAGTTTAGATTCATTGATATTTTTTATATTTAAATACTCAAATAGAGAACAATCGTAGTAAGACATAATTAATCCCATAGAATCATCAATTTCTCCAAACCAATATACACTAGGTATGGATCTACACTTATTTTCATATAAATACTTCAAAATAGAAGTTTCTCTTTTCAATAATTTATAAGAGGTTCTCTTGTCTTCTAATTTAATTGCTACATAATTATTATTTTTAATGATAATACCTCTATAAACCTTACCGAATTTGCCATTACCAATAAATTTATCTATATAGTACTTATTAGCAATATTATTTTGTATATCCATTTCTATATTATTATACGTAAATAGTTTTAGATATTTTATAGATATATTTTATACAACATAATGTTTATGAGATTTATAGGAAACATATTTCGCATAATAGAGAACCTAGTAAATAAAGGTGACAATTATTATGGACAAATCATCAAAATGTCCCATGCTATTAACTTTTTATACATAATATTATTTACTTTTTTTGGAATTCATATATTAGAAATCCAAATGTTGCATAGTTTCAATACAATTATCCAAATATTGGTATGCAGTTTATTATTGTTTAAATTTCATCCTTTTAGAGAACATGAATTAAAACAAAGTGATTCTACTCTAATATTTAGTAGTGCAGTGTTTTTATTCTTCAATTTAAGTATAATAGAGTTGTTAAATAGATATACAAGTCAAGTTGGATTAAATATGAGTAAACATACTGAACTCATTCATGCAACCGGAGAAATGATTATGGACGAAGAAGAAGAAGTATAATAACTTACACTATATAAATTTAGTAAATGAATATAAATATAAATATGTGAATTATAACAAGTAATATAAACCATATGCGGCGTCAGTAACATATTTAATGTATAGTGGAATGAGTCACGCTTCTGGTGAGAGTAATTATTTTACAGAAGAAATGGCTGATTCTTATGCAAACGCATTTCAGGTGCATCAAAAACCGTGTAGAACTGCTTACGTACATAAATATTGGATTCGTAAATTACCTTATATTTGGTATCTGGTTTTGATTGCTATGCCACTAGATATATATGTACATACATATCAACTGATTTTTGGTGAACACGATGTATTTTTAGAAGGGGGGGGATTTTTTATACTGTATCAAGTGTCTCATTGGATTATGCTTAGTATTGCATTGTTTGCACATTATGTATATAATTATATATCTAGTAATTATTGGAAATATTATTTTAAATTTATAAAAATGAATCTAATTCTACATGAATATATTTATCGTTTCACAATTCGTAAGTTGAGTTTAACTTATAGGGTAATGGAGTTTTTATTATTTATAGTAATGGTAATGAATGTAAATAATGCAATACAAAAACAATTTTCAAATACAATTCCAGATAGTGAAAAACAATTGATGATTATTATGTAAATAATAAATTAAAAAAATTGAATTAAAAAATAATATCCATATGTTATTATAATAACAAATGGATAATACAATAGAATTAACACCTGATACTATTAATAATGTATATGATGAAGCAATAAAAGACCCATCTTTATTGGCATCATTGGATGTAGAACAATTGTTAAGTACGTTAGAAAATGAGAACAATGATTATCTAGAAAATAAAACATTAAAAGGAATAACTGATGAAATACATGATATAATGCAGTCAGTAATAAAAGAAAGAGAATTACAAGAAAGTATGTGTTTGAAATTAGTAGATTATCGCTTGGTAGATGAATTACATGAATTACATAAAGGAAAACATGTAAGGTGGATTCGTAAAGATACAACAAAAATGACGAATGGTGGAATCGTAGTAGATATAAAGTTTTTAGATACGGGAACTCAAGTATTATGTAAAAATTCAATGAATCGGTTCATTCAATACAAATATGACCAATGTATTACATTTCAAAAGTTATCACATACAGAACAATTAATATTGATGGCATATGAACATGCTATATCAATAAATTAATTAGAACGTTTTCGTGTAAAAGAAAATGAAACAGATTTCCGCTTACATGTTTTATTTTGTTTATTAGTAAGTAAAAAATATTCTTTGAGATGATACATAAGTTTTTGTGAAATTAAAACATCATTTTCTAGCATAACCTTTGTTGTATTGGTATACATATGATATGTACCATTTTTCATACATAATTCAATATATTCAGCTTTAAATGCATTTTTAATACTATCTCTAGGTAATAAAATAATTCCATATTTAGAATAAATAAACCGATTAATAATTTCATTTGTAGATAAGTGATGATTATATGGCATAGGTTTAATATAATATATTCTTTCGTTTTTCATACCAGTATAAGAAACATCATCAACAAAAAATATGGTTGTTGATTTGGGTAAAAGACTACACTTAATGAAATCATCATGTGTTTTTTTATGAGTGGTCCGGTTTAATTCAACCTGTATATTATTAATTTTGAATGCATTTATAATTTGGTCAAACAATGTAAATTCAGTGGTAATGTAATTGTTTAAATAATTAATAATTAAATTCGTCCAATATTGACCACCTTGATTATTGGTGTATACAAATAATTTATAACATTCTCCATTCTTCTTTTTATTCGCAATATATTGTAATATAGAGCGTATTCCATAACGTAAAAATTCTGGATATATATCAAGTATATCGTTAAAATCAATAAAAAGAGATTTTTTATTATATCGTTTTATTAGTGACCATAGTATTTCTAAATCTACAAATGAGCCAAGTGTTTCATCCAAGTCAAAAACGACTACCTTTTTAGCTCTACTTTTTTTATGTTTTGAAAAATATTTCCCTTTATATATTTCAATGAGTTCAGTCCGGTCATATATCATATAAAATAACCTATTATTTTATATAATAACAAAAAAATTATCCAGTAGAACCAAAACCGCCTGTACCGCGTAGACTGGTAGATAGTTCATCGCCATCTGTTAATGTAACATAAATCGGGCATAGAGAAGGGTGACAAATTTGTAATAATCTAGTGTTTTCATTAACAATATATTGTGTAGTTGTATCATTTTCTGGTTTTAACCATCTAAATGCACCGATTAATGAACCACGATATCCAGCATCAATGATACCTGTATGGTTTGCTAACATTAAAGGTGTTTTTGATATACTAGAACGCGGATGTACATTAAAGGCAGTATTAGAAATGCGTTCATTATCTACTTCATAATAAAACATTTCCGTTTTTATATTCATATCAATAAAATTAGATACGAAAGGTTTATTAAAAGTAACATCATTGGGAACTAAAACATCAAATCCGGAATCTGGTAATATATTTGTCATAAATTGACTATTATGTGCAGTAATCCGTTCAGTATATTGTTGTTTTAGTGTTGGGTTATTTATAACTAATTTTAGAATAGCAAAATTTTTATTACAATTTACTGATGTAGCGCGTAATGTTTCAGATAATGTATTTATGTTTTGAATTGTAAGAAATAAATCCATTCTAATAATTATGTACCCTTCATTTTTTTATATTCTTTCCAAGATATAGGTTTAGCATCAGGTTGAACTTTAATGTCGGTTGTATTTTCTTTTTCATTTTCTTCATCTAAATGTTTAGATTGTTTTAGAGCACTATCAACATACAGTTCTTTCAACACTTTACCTACCATAACAGAGCCTTCATTTTGGTCAACTTTACCAGTTTCAATTAGCTTTAGAACAATTAATAATTTGGTCATAATTTCTAGGTCTAATTCATCTTTAACGATGCGATTAAAAATATCGGTATAATTATTGTATAAAAAAGGTGTTTCTGCTCTACATAATTGTGTATATTTGTCATTATCGCTGTTTTTTATTATTTGATTTTTCATTTTAAATGTATCTAATTTTTTAATTTCATCTCTAAGTAAAATACTATGTTTTACGCGACGTATGGTATCCGTATTATCCTCACTTCCCATTTCACTCACCATTTTTTGTAAATTTAATTTTTCATCTGGAGATAAATTAGCCATTTGATAATAATATTTTACTTATACCTTTTATGTGTATTTATAGACAATAGATATATTGACATTTAGCAAATAAATGAATAATTTTTAATCTTTGAAATATGTATAGTATAGTAAAAAAATGAACTATTTGTTAATTTTTATGTTAATTGTATTTATTCTAGTTATATCTTCTTCATTATTTGTATCGTGTAATAATGCGTTACCTCATTATATGGACACAATATTTCAAAAACATTCTGGTTTTGAAGGATTTTCTAACAATTCAAATACTTTAGATTATTCTAGCCAAGCAAATAATGGTGCAATGGATACTTATAAGCCATTTTTAATTGAAAAATCTGCAGCTGAATGTAAAAAGGTATATGGATTTACAGGATTATTTTGTGAACCTAGCAATATTAATAATCCTTTAGATAAATTTTCTGGTTTAGAAGGGAAAATAGATTGCAAAGATAATTCTGGTCTTACTAACTCAAGAGGCGGATTATGTTTAACTGATGAACATAAAAAATTATTATCTACACGTGGTGGAAACATGGGTAATGGGGAATCCAACCAAGATATTGGTGAGTAAATAAATTAAAATTTTGTAGTAACAAATTACTATAAAATTTATGGTGTGTATTATTCAAATGTTTTCATACATATGTCACAATATGTGATATTTTTACAATGTTCTTGGTCAATGTCAATATAATCGGATATAATATTATGTATACAGTTTTTTTCTATATAAGATTCAATTGATTTATATAATTCTATTATTTCACTATTATTATCAAAATCAATAATATAATTTTCTAATTTATCTTTGGTTGAAACTAAATCTATTATAATATTTTGTATGTTATAATCATTATCCATTATTAATAATACTGTATATAATAAAAAATATTTATATCTTTTTATTATATTTTCAAAAATGGTATTGTAATTGTTAGTGGTGTAAAAAAAATTACATTATGTAATTTTTTTAATTAATTAATACGTTACATGGTTTAAATATACATAGCTAACACGCTAGGACTAACTTTATCTTCTTGCTTAATGAATTTATCAATATGTTCTGGTAAAACTGTAAATGGGAAACTAACATCAATATTCATTTCATTTTCAAATAGTTTTTCATCCGGTTTGACCAACCGAAATAGATTCAATTTTGTGTAAATAATTTCCAAAGACCTTTTTAAATTACGAACACCATCTTCGCTTTTAGTAATATCTTTATTGGAAATAATATGTTGCAATGTTTGGTCTGGAATGATAACATCTTCTTCTGTAAAATTCACCTGTTCGCGAATTTTGGGTAATAGATGTTTGCGTGCAATAACAACCTTTTCTTTAGAATCGTAACCCTTTGTTTGAATGCGATACATTCTATCGCGAAGAATAGGGCTTACCTTACTTTCATCATTGTAACTGAATATGAATAAACATTTACTTAAATCAAATTTGACTTCTGTAAAATATTTATCATGAAATTCACTGTTTTGAGAAGTATCAGTAAGATGCGTTAGAATACCAGCAATTTCTTCACCTCTTGGTGTATCACTAATTTTATCTAATTCATCAAAGTAAATAACAGGATTCATGCATTTACTATCAATCAAAATTTGTACAATTTTACCCCAAGTACTACCTTCATATGTATAAGAATGTCCTTCAAGAAAGCTACTATCACCAGTACCACCAAGAGCAATGAATGCGAATTCTCTACCTAGAATTTTACTAATACCTTCTTTAACAAGAGTGGTTTTACCAGTACCCATAGGTCCTTTAATTGCGATTGCTGTACCAACTGCAGATGGGTTAGAAATCCATTGACCCATCATTTGCATAATTTGCATTTTGGCATCATTTAATCCAAATACACAATCGTCAAGTTGGTTTTTGGCATTAGCCATAAAATTATGACAAACATCAATACCATCAGTAATGTTAACATCTAGATTTTTATTAATTCCAAATGGAATCTTCATAAACGTATCAACCCAATTTTTAATTTTGTAATACTCTGGTTCACCTGGTTCCATTGTCTTCAATACATTTAACTTTTGCATGGCTGTTGCTTTGTAATTTGCAGGCATTTTAGAATCAAGTAATGCTAACCGGTATGGCTTATCAATATTAATATGTTTATTGATTTCTTTTAGATCACCCATAATTCGTAATTGTTCTTTATTAGATAATTTCTTACGAAAGTAATCAATTTCATTGGTTCTTTTCTTATCATCATGAATAAGCTTGTGATAAGTTTTCGCATTCTTGGACCTAGCCTTTTTGATTAACTTATTAATAGAATCTTTGCATTCAGTAATAGCATTTTTCAGGATTTTACTATTGGGTTTCTTTGCATATTGATGCGCCAATGTTTTCTTTGTTTCAACCAGTTCTAGATATTCTTGTTCAACATCTGTTAATATAATATCTTCTGTTTCTGATGTGTTCTTCTTCTTCTTCTTGTTATTCTTTGATTTGTTATTTTTTTCATTAATTTGTTCAACAGAACCAACACGCTCATAAGTTTCTTTCATAAACGCTTGTTCATCATCGCTATCACAATCAGCGTCGTCTTCAACATATTCATCTTCTTCTTCTTCGTTATTACCATCTAATGCAAGAACAATATTATAAATGCCTTTTTCATCTGCCTCATCCTCATCCTCATCCTCATCCTCATCCTCATCCTCATCCTCATCCTCATCCTCATCTTCCGTATCTTCAATATCTTCTTCACTTTCGTTATCCTCTTCAACTTCCCCATCACTTTCATCATCATCTACCATACTGCGTGTACGAGGTCTATTCTTGTTTTTGGTAGTAGTTTTGTTTTGTTTGTTTTGTTTGTTTTGTTTGTTTTGTTTGTTTTTTTTTTTATTATTAGAAGTATCCTTTGCGCGATTTTTCATATATTTAGATGGAAATATATTTGAAATTAGTTCTTGTAATTTTGCAACATCAACTTCGTCATCATCTTCTTCACTTTCATCATCTTCTTCATAATGCTTGTTATTCTTCTTTTTATTTTTTGACTTTTTTGAAGGGACATATAATGATTCGGATGATTCAGTTTCATATTCACTTTCATATTCAGTTTCATATTCAGAATCTTCTTCACTATCAGTATCCTGATTCTTCTTAAGCTTCTTCTTAAGCATTTCCTTACGTAGTTGGGTTTTAGATTTAATAGTCATTGTGACAAGTATAGTTGATATAAGTACTACTCAATTTTTAACTCAATTTTTTACATAAATTTAATATATATAATATATAAATGTATGATTTAATAATAGTTGGCGGTGGTATATCTGGTTTATATTTGTACTATAAATTATTGGATACCGGTAAAAAAATAATATTATTAGAAAAAAACGATAGATATGGTGGTCGTATATTACAACATAGTGAAAAAATAAATGGGGAACTGTATTCATTTCCGGCAGGTGCAGCCAGATTTAATTTAAACCATGTAGAAGTAATAAAATTGTTAAAAGAACTAAAATTATTGGATTTTCGCAAAGATAAGGGAGGTAGTTCAAGTATAGATTTTGTTGATAGTAATAATAATTTTCCTAGTAAATTTGATAATAAAGATGGTTTTGTTTATATAAATAAAATATTAGATAAAGCGAAAGGTGAAGAAATTGAAAAATTAAGAAAATATACTTTTCAAGAATATGCAAAGAAACACTTGAAAAAAGAAGAATTAGAATATATGTTGATAGCATCGGGATATAGCGGACAACTAAAAAATATGAATATGTATGATGCTTATCATTTATTTTCAAAAGGTATTCGTACAGATATGCAATATTATAGTGGTTATTATCATCATATGATAGATGCACTAGTAAAAAATATAAAAGAAAGTAATGGTATATTAAAAAATAACAGTGATGTAAAATCCATACAATATGATAGTAAAAAAGAAAATTATCAGGTGTCTGTAAATAATAAAGAAGTAAAGGGGCGAAAAATAGCATTGTGTCTACCAAAAGAATCATTATTATCATTTTCTTTTTTAAATCCTATAAGAAATATATTAGAAAAGTCAATATCGTGTAAATCATTATGCCGTGTATACGCGTTATTTAATAAACAAGATATATGGTTTAAAGATTTGAAAAAAAAAGTAATAACAGATAATAAATTAAGATATGTAATACCTATGAATGTAGAAAAAGGTTTAATAATGATATCATATACCGATGATGAGTACACACAATATTGGAATAGTATGAAAACTAAAAAAGAAGTAAAAGATGCAATAGTGAAAAACGTAAAATTAACATTTAAAAAGGAAATAAATGCGCCAGAAAAAGTATGGGTATTTAATTGGGATTGTGGGGTAGGATATTGGAATAAAGGAATAGATAGTAATAAGGTAGCCAATCAAATAACAAATCCTTGTAAAAATCTATATATTTGTGGTGAAAATTATAGTTTAGCTCAAAGTTGGGTGGAAGGTTCTCTTGAATCGTGTAATAGATGTTTAAAAAAATTGGCACCAAATGTGTAATTTATACCAGCGAATAGTATAGCAAAAGTATTAGGGCAGTACGTAATATACCCGGATAAGAATGGGGATAATAATAAAGTACGACCACATGCTCACCTAATTATGGAGTATGCAGGTATTGGCAAAGAATATATTGAAAGAAATAAAATTGGCAAAAATAGTATTGCTCCATATACAGGCGGAAAAACAAATATAATTCGTTCAAAAAAATAAAGGAGATGAACAAACTTTACGCAGGTATGAAAAGACCTAACTTTGAACCTCTTTTATTTGAATTGTTTGTGCGAACCTAAATAATCAAAAGTAAAATAATAATTTATAATAATAATTTATATTATTATGAAAAAAGGAGTTTGTGCGAGTTGTTTAGATTTTGATGTAGAAAAGGTAGTAAAATCAAAAGAGTCTTTAAAACCAGAATGGTTAGAAGAAAAAGATTTTGTTCGTGAATTTATAAACAATCATAGTATGGCGTTAAAGAATCAAGATTTTAGTAATGTTGAAATGAAATTAGAGTTGGGTGAAAAATTATGTAATAAAAAAATATTATACTGGGCAGCCGATGAGAAAACTGATAGTAGTCCAATAATAAAAGATGCAAAGACCGCCTATAATAAGTTTGAGAATAGTGGTGTAATAAAATCAAACGACAAAGGAGTAGTAAAAATAAGATTGGCTTGTCCTCAGTTATATAAAGCAAAACAAAAGAGTGATAAAAAATACAATACATTTTTCCGCCATATGCATTTTGTAGTAGAGAATAATGGAAAATGGGATAATCAAATATATACAAAGGTAGTAATTTGTAAATATAATCTAGAAAAATTTATGAAAGAAAAGAAAGATGATTTAACCGTAATAATAAATGCTTTACCAAGTGAATACTATGGAAAAGATCATATACCCAAAACATTCAATTTATTTAATAAAGATGTATCAAAAATGTCAATAATAGAATTAGAAAAATGGTTTGAAGAAGTAGTAAAAATACATTATCCAAAATTAAATACATATATAAAAAGTAAAAAATTAAAAATAAATGAAGTACCTATAATAGTATATTGTGCTCATGAAAAGTGTAACGCTGCAGAATTAACAATAAAAGAATTAATGAAAAAAAGCTTTGTAAATATTAATGAATATAATGGAGGAATGAAAGAATACAGAAAATTATATAAAGCAGATATTTAAAAAATTGAATTAAGAATAGTATAAAAATATATACCATAGTTATATATATAGTGGAAATGTCGCCACAAAATACAATAATGGATGATTATACACCTTCCTCTAAAATTATTGGGGTACAATTTAGTATGTTATCCCCAGAAGAAATTAGAAAAAATTCTGTAGTGGAAGTTACATCACGTGATACATACATAAATAATAAGCCAGTAATAGGTGGATTGTTTGACCCTCGTATGGGGGTACTAGAACCAGGATTGATCTGTCCAACAGATGGATATACGTATATAAATACGCCTGGTTATTTTGGTCATATTGAATTGGCCCGTCCAGTCTTATTTATAACACATTTAAAAGAAATAATGAAGTTCTGTAAATGTGTCTGTTTTAAATGTAGTAAACTAAAAATCAATAAAAATTTGCATAAACATATTTTAAATAAATCAGCAAGTGAAAGATGGCAATATGTAACAAATTTGGCACCAAATGTGAAGCGTTGCGGTGATTGTACTGAAGATGGTTGTGGATATAAACAACCAGATAAGATTCAAGTAGAAGGAATGTCAACTATTCAGGCAATATGGGAAAAAATGGATACTGAAGACAGTGAAAATGGAAAAGTAGTTATAAAGTTAACACCCGAAATGCTCATTAAGGTTTTTAAAAGAATTTGCGATGAAGATGTACATTTTATGGGATTCAGTCCAACCTGGTCTCGTCCCGAATGGATGATATGCCAAGTATTACCAGTTCCCCCACCATCAGTTAGACCATCTGTTAAGCACGATGCACAACAACGTAGTGAAGATGATTTGACACATATTTTCAGTAATATTATAAAAACAAACAATGATTTGCGTGACAAGATTGCTAACGATGCACCAACAAAGGTTATTGAAGTATTGACCGGTATTTTACAATATTTTGTGGCCATGATTGCAAATAATAAGGTAAAGGGTGCAGACCCAATGGCACAGCGTTCTGGTCGTCCTTTAAATTGTATTAGTGGCAGATTAAATAGTAAGAATGGTCGTATTCGTGGTAATTTGATGGGTAAACGTGTAGATTTTAGTGCACGTTCTGTTATTACAGGTGACCCCAATTTGTCTATTCGTCAATTGGGTGTTCCTTTGAAGATAGCAAAGAACATAACAAAACCAGTAACTGTAAATGATAGAAATCGTGACTTCCTTATGAAATTAGTACAAAATGGACCAGATGGCGGTTCTAATGGAGAACCTGGTGCAAAAATTCTGGAACGTCGTAACGGTGAAAATATTTCATTGCGTTATGTTGATACTGGCTCTATTCGCTTGGAAAATGGTGATATAGTTCACAGACATATGATGGATGGTGATGCCGTACTCTTCAATAGACAACCTAGTCTTCATAGAATGAGTATGATGTGCCATATCGTCAAAATTATGAAAAAAGGTGATACGTTTCGCATGAATGTTGCAGATACTAAACCTTACAATGCTGATTTTGATGGGGATAGATTTTGTCCCAAACAGGTGACCGCCCAATAAGTTGTAGATATACTTATTGGGGAAAACGGTGTAAATTCTACTGGTTAATGCATTTCGCATAGGTGCATTTAACTAATATAATCATCTAGTCATTCTTTAAAAGAATAATATAAAAAATTGATTAATTATACAGTTAGTATAAAAATCAAATAGCTCTTTATAATAAAATGATATTAAACAAAGATGAAGAATACAAAGTTATTGGTGAAATATATAAAATGACAAATACTACAAATGGAAAAATTTATATTGGTCAAACACGTAGTCACAGATTAAATCATAATAAATATAGACCATTTGGATATTTAGGAAGGTTCCAAGACCATATACATGAAGCTAATTCAAATAAGAAAAATACTTCTAGATATTTGAATTATGCTTTAAGAAAATATGGTAAAGATTGTTTTACTTGTGAAAAAATTCATACTTGTAAAGTAAATGAATTAAATGAGCTTGAAAAACAATGTATAATTGAATATAATTCCAAATTTCCAAATGGCTATAATTTAACAAATGGTGGTAATGGTTTTACAGATGTAAATGGTGAATTTACTTGGAATACAGAAATTCAAGAACCCAGAATATTAAAACCTCAACCCAAAAGTGACTATACGAAACAGTTGATTTCTACAAGGTTAAAATCAGCTCTTGATAATGAAGAACATCGGGAGAAAATGATGAAACTAACACAGAACCAACATTTGGCTAAAAAATATGAACTATCCAAAGATGTAGTAATTGTTGATGACGATATAGATAAATATATTCGGGTTCTTAAAAATAACACGAATAATACAGAATATGTCCGTATCGTCATTGATAAAAAAAGAATCACAACTTTTGTAGGAAAGCACGAACCAATAGATGAAATAAAAAAAAGAGCGAAAAAATTTATATTAGATTTAAAAGAATGGCAACGTAGCCAAATTGATAACGGGGAACTCTTTAGAGCCCATACTACCACCCCATAATGGAAACATAATGGGGGAACTCGGTTAATTGCCGAACCCAATGGTAAAAAAGTATGGGATTAGACAATCCGCAGCCAAGCTCCTA